GGGTATAGTGATACTGGTGCTGCACCTAAAGGTTCTCAGTATAGTTCCACTGGTATATTTAGCACAGAGAGTGATAATGATGATAATGATTCCGGAGGTGTAAAAGGTACAGGAGGCACTCAAACTGCCGAAGAAACAAAAGTTGACCCAACAGCAGGTAAAGATTTATCTAGAACTTTTGCAAATGATGCCGCTACTTCTGATACGGGAGGCAAAATAGTTTGTACTGAGATGTATAGACAAACTCAACTTGATGATTGGGCACAAGCTATGAAGACATGGCATATTTATCAGAAAAAATACTTGACACCTATACATGAAATAGGGTATCATTGGCTATTCAAACCTTTTGTTCGTGGTATGAAAGTTAACAATGTATTAACTAATATCGGTGCTTACTTTGCAACCGAACGAACAAAACATCTTAGACATGTTTTAACAAAAGGCAAATCCAAAGACAGTTTAGTTGGAAATGTATTTTGTAAAATAATCCATCCTATAGTTTACTTAGTAGGATTGGCGGTTCATAAGAAATAACTTATGAATTAATACACTAGCTACTTATCCCCCAATAATGGCTACGATAACCCTAGGAGAAATAATATGGCTGATATAGCTGTAGAACAAAAAATAGTTAAGACCCCAATAAAATATAAACGCAACGACGATAGAGAAGCGTTAGAGTTAGAAAAAAATATAAAAGAAAGAGATGCGGCTCTAGGTAAAGCCCAAGAAGAAGCCGAAGATGTTGCTGAAACAGAATCTCTAGCACCTGAGGAAAAAACTTTTAAAAAAAGATATGGTGACTTAAGAAGGCACACTCAGGAAAAAGAAAAAACTTATCAAGATGAGATATTTAAATTAAAGCAGCAACTCACAGATACTGCAACTAAAGAAATAAAGTTACCTAAATCTGATGAAGAAATTAATGAGTGGGCAAAAGAGTACCCTGATGTTGCTAAGATTGTAGAAAGTATTGCTACAAAGAAAGCAAAAGAATTAGATTCTACTTTAGAAGAAAGAATGAAGTTAATTGCAGACAGAGAAGCACAAGCTACCCGTGCTACTGCAGAAGCAGAACTTATGAGACTTCACCCTGATTTTGACACAATTAGGAATGACCAAGAGTTTCATGATTGGGTTGAAGTGCAACCTAGATGGGTTCAGCAAGCTTTGTATGAAAATGAAAGTGATTCTAAATCTGCGGCAAGAGCAATAGATTTATATAAAATAGATATGGGAATAACAGATACTCCCACTAAAAAGAAACCAGATGCTTCTAAGGAAGCTGCAAAAGCTGTAACTAGAGGGGCATCCAATGCACCTGCAGCTAGTAAAACAGGACAAGCAAATCAGATTAAAGAGTCTGATGTAGCTAAAATGAAACCACATGAGTTTGCGAAAAATGAAGAAAGGATACAAGAAGCCATTCAATCAGGCAACTTTGTATATGATATGAGCCGACGAGCTTAATATTTTTCTTTACTTTTTAAAATTTATGTGTTATAAAATGTATAAATAGCAGCCCATCTTTTTGATGACTACCTCGCTTAACACATTTTCACGATTTATACTAAGAAAAACTACCTAGTTTAAGTTAGCCCCGCTACGGACACCTAACAGTTACTAGCCTTTTGATTGTGTATGCACTCGTATTTAATATTAGCCAAGGAGGATAACATGGCTTTCCAAACTGCGGCTGGATACGGGAATTTACCTAATGGCAACTTTAGTCCCATTATTTACTCCCAAAAGGTTCAGCAAGCTTTTCGTAAAACCTCTGTTGTAGAATCAATCACAAATAGTGACTACTTTGGAGAGATTGCGAATTATGGTGATACTGTAAAGATTATTAAAGAACCAGAAATCACTGTAAAATCTTACGCCCGTGGTGTCAACATTCAACCACAAGACCTAGACGATGAGGATTTTTCTCTTATCGTAGATAAGGCAAACTACTTTGCTTTCAAAGTTGATGACATTGAAGAAGCTCATAGTCACGTAAACTTTGAGTCAATGGCTTCTGACAGAGCTGGATATAGACTTCGTGACCAACACGACCAAGAAGTTCTTGGTTACTTGTCAGGTTTCAAGCAATCTGCACTGAATGCCGTAGCAGGAACTGCTAATGATGCTGTAAATGGCACAAAAGCTGTTTCAACTGCAGGTTCAGATGAACTATTGACAAGCATGAAGCTAAGAAAAGATAGCTTTGGTAACATCACTACTTCAAGTGCTGGTGACCACTCTATCCCATTGGCTCCAAGAATGCCAGGTGCTACAGCTCAGGCAACAGCAACTGCTACACCATTGCAAGTTATTGCAAGAATGGGCAGACTGCTAGATACACAGTTTGTAGACACAGAAGGTAGATGGTTAGTTTTACATCCAACTTTCGTTGAAATCTTAAAAGATGAAGATTCAAGACTTCTCAATGCAGATTTCGGTGAGTCAGGTGGATTAAGAAGCGGATTGGCAATAGGTTCATTACATGGTTTTGATATCTATATGTCAAATAACTTACCTGCCGTTGGTACAGGTCCAGGAACTTCAGGTTCTGCTAACCAAAACTCAAACTTTGGAGTTATTGTAGCTGGTCACTCTTCATCAGTAGCAACAGCTTCGCAGATAACAAAGACAGAGTCTTACAGAGACCCTGATTCTTTCGCAGACATCGTAAGAGGTATGCATTTATATGGCAGAAAGATTCTTCGACCAGAAGCAATCGTAACTGCTAAATACAACGTAGCGTAGGGAGGTATAAATGGCAACTTATGATTTAACTTCTAAAGATACCACTGGCGTATCTTCCGACTCTATCGCGGCTATGCCGTCATCTAAAAATACTCACGTAATGAGAAATATTGAGGCTTACCTTGATATTGATGCGTTAGTAGCAGCAGGTGGAAGTTTTGCAGATGGAGACATCTTTCAGGTGTTAGAAATCCCTGCAAATACTTTAGTCATAAATGCAGGTGCAGAAGTGATGAAAGCATTCACAGGCAGCTGTACTCTTGACATGGACTTTGCAGCAGGTGATGACATTATTGATGGTGCAGACATTACATCCACAGGCTTTTGTGCCGCAGGTACTAATGGTCAGACCAACACTATTGTCGGAAGCGGAGCTTCAACTTACACTCAATTTGTAACTACTACAGATACTATTGATGCTAAGATTGCAGGTGCTGCTCCAGCAACAGGCAGACTTAGAATGTACGCCACTGTTATTGATTTAGCAGGTCATGGCTTAGATGATAAGCCTGATGAGGTCGATAGAGACCAACTCGCTTAAATTTTTTATAAGGGGCTGCTTTAGGGTAGCCCTTTATTCTAAGGATAATAATGGCTCAAACTTTTCTTACATTAACTAATAGTGTTTTATCTCGTATGAATGAAGTTGAATTAACTTCAACTACTTTTTCTACGTCTAGGGGTATACAAACACAAGCAAAGAATGCAGTCAACGAAACAATAAGATATATTAATCAAAAAGAATTTAGTTACCCATTTAATCATGCAACTAATACTGAAACATTAGTCCCTGGCACAGTAAAATATACTGTACCTACATCAACAAAGCATGTAGATTATAATACTGCTAGAATTGTTAAGGATTCTACTTTGGGTACATCTGGAGTAAACTTAAGCACCCTATCCTACAATGAATATATTGCTAACAATGTAGAGCAAGAAGATGAGATAGAGACAACAACCACAAGTACCACACACACCGATAGTGTAACAACTATAACTGTAGCCAGTACTTCTGGCTTTTCTGCTTCTGGTACGTTACACATTGCGAATGAACAAATAACTTATACTGCTATAGGCTCCAGTACAACATTTACAGGGTGCACTAGAGGGGCAAATAGCACAACAGCGGCTTCCATAGCTAGTGGAGTTCAAGTAGCACAATTTGATGATGGTGGAGTACCCTCACATATTGTAAGAACATTAGATAATAATTATATTTTGTACCCTTTTCCAAACAAAGGATACACATTAAAGTTTGATTATTTTACTTTTCCAAGTGATTTGTCTGCTCATGGGGACACAACAACAATACCCGACAGGTTCGCCCCAGTGATAGTAGACGGAGCAACAGCGTACACTTATCAGTATCGTGGAGAGATAGAACAGTATCAGTTAAACTTTGCTAGATTTGAGCAGGGTATAAAAAATATGCAAACACTACTTGTTAACAAATATGAGTATGTAAGGTCAACAGTAATACTGAAACCTACAAGCATGGCAGGATATTTTAGTACCGAAACGACAACGTAATGGCAGACTTATCAAGAATACAACCTTCAGCATTTAATTGCATAGGAGGTTTAGTATTAAACAAATCTACATTCTTAATGGAAGCAGGAGAAGCACTAGAGTTAGAAAACTTTGAACCTGACGTTGAAGGCGGATATAGAAGAATAAGTGGATTTTCTAAATACGTAACAGCAGTTGTACCCCAGACTGCATCTGCCTCAGAAAAAGTCCTTATGGTAGCTACATTTGGTAGTAAGGTCTTAGCAGCTAGAGGCACAAGCATATACAGTGCTGACCCTGGAGGTTCATCTTGGACTAGCATAGATAGTGGTAGAACAGGTGCATTAAAGTATAATTTTGAGAGATTCAATTTTGATGGCACAGATAAAATAGTTGTAGTAGATGGCACAAATGCCCCTACAGTATTTAACTCTAGTTTATCTGCAACAGACGTAAGTGAAAGTTCAGTATCAGGTACTAAGTTTGTAGTATCATTTAAGAACCACATGTTTTATGCAGGTAAATCAACTACTAAGCAAGAAGTTGTATTTAGCCAACCATTTGATGAAGATGCATTTAACACTGGCTCAGGAGCAGGCAGCTTTAAAGTTGATGATGAGATAACAGGACTTAAAGTTTTCCGTGATGATTTATTTATATTCTGCGAAACAAGAATATTTAAATTATCAGGAAGTTCAAGTTCTAACTTTGCAGTATCTGATGTAACAAGAGATATAGGATGTATCAATGGCGATACAATTCAAGAATTTGCTGGTGATTTAATATTTTTAGGTCCAGATGGCTTAAGAACTATTGCTGGTACAGCGAGAATCGGTGACGTAGAATTAGGCACAATAAGTTCTAATGTACAATCTATATTCAACGATAATATTTCTAGTGCATCAGAATTTGACAGTATCGTAATACCTGATAAGACACAGTACAGAATATTTTTCACTAAGTCTAACACAGATGAAACACTTACACGGGGAATCATATGTGTAATGAGAGGACAAAAGTTTGAGTTTGCAGAGATAAGGGGCATACGTCCTGCATCTACTGACCATTTTGTGTCAGAGGGAAATGTAATAGTGCTACATGGTGCATACTCTAGTGGTTATGTATATAGACAAGAATCAGGAAATACATTTGATGGAACAACTATATTAGGTAAATATAGAAGTCCTGATTTAACTTTTGATGACCCTGGAATAAGAAAACATATGCAAAGGGTTGTTATAAACTACAAACCTGAAGCAGAGATAGATGCTGATTTATTTGTAAGATACGATTATGAAGCAGCTTCCTCTTCACGACCTGCGGCATATCCATTAGATTCAGGAGATATTGTCGCTATATATGGTTCAGCAGTTTATGGAGTACCTACATATGGTGGTGCATCACAGCCATTAATTAGACAGCCAGTAGAAGGTTCAGGATTTGCTGTTGCACTAAGAGTAAATGATGGAGGGGAAACTGCCCCATATTCACTCAAAGGATTTCAGTTAGAATATCAGTTAGGAGCTAGACGATAA